TGCCTACCATAGAGATGAGATTGCAAGACTAAAGAAAATGTTAGAATAATGGAACAAGGATTATATTTTGAAAAGGGGATGATATCAGACCCACAGAGAGTTGTAATTTGGGTTGAGAAAGACTCAAAGGATAATATTATCAATGAAGAAATAATCACAGGATAATATGATAGAAGCCCCTGTACAAGATAAGGTTAGAGCCAAAGATGGGAGGTGGATAGACTCCTCTGTATTCAGACAAGAAGCCTTGAGGTTTCAAAAGTATGGATACTTCTGTTCTGACTATTGGGGGACTGCAGGTTGGGTAGATTATTGGGAGGAGCAACTAAGAAGATGCAAAGAGGGCTTTGAGGTTCAAGGTCACAAGATAACAGGACACCATTACATGTATTTGAATTTTTGTCAGATACAAGTAGTTAAAAAATTAGAAGGCAAGAAAGCCTCAAAGAAGAGTACTACTTTCCCAGATTTCTGGGATGGTGACTATGATTACTTTTGGTCACTAGAGATTGCAAGAAATGGAATCACTAAAGAGGAGTTGGAGGACCTCAATCTAGGTGTTACACCACACCCAGACTTCTTAATGGGAGGATTCCACATGATTGTAGGAAAGAGTAGAAGGAAAGGTTATAGTTATAAGAATGGAGCAATTTCTGCTAACTATTATAATACTGAAAGAAAGTCACAGGTAATTATTGGTGCATCAGAGAAGAAGTTTTTGTATCCTAAAGGAACAATGGGTATGACATCAGATTATATCAACTTCTTAAATGAGTTTACAGGTTGGAGAAAATCCAGAGATTATGTAGATAAACAGGACCATAGAAAGGCTTCTTACAAGAAGAAAATCAATGGGGTAGACATTGAAGCAGGCTATCAGTCTGAAGTGTTTGCCCTAACCTTTAAAGATAATGCAGATGCAGCAAGGGGGAAGGATGGCATCCTTGTACTCTTAGAAGAAGCAGGTGCATTTCCAAATTTAAAGGCTTCATTTGCAGCAATCAAACCTGCACTTACTGCAGGAATGTACATCACAGGACAAATTGTTATTTTTGGAACAGGTGGAGATATGGAATCAGGTACAGTAGATTTTGCTGACATGTTTTATAATCCTGTAGCTTATGGTATCATGCCATTTGTTAATATTTGGGATGACAATGCAAAAGAGACTGTATGTGGATTCTTTCATCCTGTAACAAAGAATCTTGAAGGGTTCTATGATTTACAAGGTAATTCCAACATAGAAGCAGCTTTAGAGTTTGAAAACAAAAGGAGAAAAACAATTCTTGAAAGTAGTACAAATACCTCAGCATATCAGCAACATTGCCAAGAATTTGCACTAAAGCCATCTGAGGCTTTTCTTACAGTATCAACCAATGACTTCCCTATAGTAGAATTAAGAGCACAACTCAATAGAGTTATAAGAGAAAAATTAATGTTAGTAAAGGGGACACCTGTCACCTTAAGAAGAAATCCTGAAAATGGCAAAATACTAGCAGAACCAGATTTGGTTAACAAGTTAAACCCAATTATACATTACAAAGTAAAACAGAAGGACCTTACAGGGTGTCCTATAATATTTGAATTTCCTTCCAATCCACCTAAAGGTCTATATAAAATAGGGTATGACCCTTATAGACAAGACCAAACTTCAGGTGTATCATTAGCAGCAGTTTATGTTTATAAGACAGTACAAAGAGGAAACTCTACTAGAAACATAATTGTTGCCACTTATGTAGGAAGACCACAAACTTCAGATTCATGTAACAGAGTTGTAGAGATGTTAGCAGAGCTTTACAATGCAGAAGTTATGTATGAAAATGAAGTACCTGATGTTAAAAAGTATTTTGAAAGAAGAAAGAAACTGCATCTCCTTGCTACTCAACCTGATGGTGTGATTAGTAAGAACATCAAAGCTTCAAAGGTGGCAAGGATTTATGGTTGTCACATGAATGAGAAATTGAAAGATGCAGGTGCAAAGTACATTAAACAGTGGCTTTTAGAGGAAAGAGATTTCGATGAACATGGTAATGTATTGCTTAATTTAGATTTTATTTATGACATTGGTTTATTAGAAGAGTTGATTCTTTATAATAAAAAGGGTAACTTTGATAGAGTTATGTCTTTAATGCAAGTTATGTTCCAAGTAGAGGAAGATGAACTTGGGAAAGAGTATGGAGATTCAGGAGATGAGAACCAAAATGTAAAAGATTTATTAGCAATTAATTTGTTTAACAAATAATAAAAAACAATAAAATGACTAGGACTACAACAAGAATAGTTAGACTATCATTAGCAAAGAAAAATGCTAATGATAAGAGATGGTTTAAAGATAGAGCCAATGAATTGAAAGGTCAAGCATTTACTAGTGCTAATTTTGATGGTAATGTTTCTGAGTATAAAAGAAAGAAAGTCAACTATGATTTGTTTAATAACATCATAGACCAAAGAGACTTTGAATATGTGTGTAAACCTTTTGGTGCAAAAGCAGGAGAACTACCTGCATCTTTCACCAATAAAGATATTGTATCTACGAGGATAAAAGCTGTCATAGGGATGGAAATGAAAAGACCATTTTCATTTAAGACTCTAGCAGTGAATGAAGAAGCTACCAATAGAAAAGAAGAAAAGCACTTTAGTCTGATTAAAGAGTACACTGTTAATAGTATAATGCAACCTATTCAGGCAGAACTAGAGGCTAAGTACCAAGCTCAAGCAAAAGGCAGAAAATTAACTCCTGATGAACAAGCTCAAATAGAGCAACAAATGCAAGAGGAAATGAAAGTGATGACTCCCCCTGAAGTTGGTAAATATATGTCAAGGAAACATCAAGACCCTGCTGAAGCTATGGCTCATCAATTGTTACAAGGAATTGTACAGAAACAAGATGTTAAAAGGAAATTTGAAAAAGGTTGGAAACATGCTAATTTATCAGGAGAAGAAGTATATTGGGTAGGACAGACAAGAGGTAAACCTTCTTTAGGTGTAACTAACCCTCTTAGGTTTGACTATGATAAGTCCCCTGACAATGACTTCATTGAGGATGGAGAATGGGCAGTTGCAGAATACAGAATGACACCATCTCAAGTAGTTGGAATGTTTGGAGATGAATTATCAAATACTGAGATAGATAGCATATTCAATGACTCTAAAGGTGGAGCACAAATTTATGACCAAGAATGGGATTTCAATGAGGCTGAAAGTAACTCAGAAAACACTGTATCAGTGTATCACTGTACCTGGAAGGATTTAAGAAGAATAGGATTCTTAGAGTATGTAGATTTGAAAACAGGTAAAACTCAGGAGACTGTAGTAGGGGAAAACTATAAAATGAATAAAGATTTAGGAGATATTTCCATTCATTGGGAATGGTTACCTGAGACTTATGAAACTTATATAATACAGAATGATATTTATCTTAAAATGCAGCCTATTGAAGGTCAACATAAAGATTTGAATAATTTATTTGAATGTAAGCTCCCTTACTATGGTGCTGCTTATGACAATTTAAATTCAGAGGCTACTTCATTAATGGACAGAATGAAAGTGTGGCAATACTACTATAACATTATTATGTATAGAGTAGAGTTGTTAATGGCTTCAGATAAAGGTAAATTACTGTTAATGAATATTAATAGTATTCCTAAGTCATCAGGTATTGACATAGAGAAATGGTTGTACTATGCTGAGGCTCTTAAGATTGGATGGGTAAATCCTAATGAAGAAGGTAACAAAGGTTTAGATGTTACTAATATGGCTAAACAAGTTGACATGTCTTTGATGTCAGATATTCAGAAATATATTGAATTGGCTACTTACACAGATACTCAATGTGGTAAATCTGTTGGTATTACTGACCCTATCTTAGGGCAAACTAACGAGAGAGATGCAGTAGGAAACACTCAACAAAATGTGTCTGCCTCTTCTAATATCTTAGAGCCTTACTTTGATTTACATAACCATGTTAAGAGAAATGTATTGCAGGCTTTAATAGAGCAATGTAAAATATCTTATTCTAATTCTACAGATGAATTTATTACTTATACTTTAGATGACCTATCAACTCAACTATTAAAAATAGATGCAGGTCTTTTAGATTCATCTACATTTGGTATCTTTGTGACAAGTTCTTCCAGAGCTTATGAGGCTGTAGAACTAGTAAAACAATTGGCACATGCTGCTCAACAAAATCAAGCTATTAAATTATCTAGTGTTATTAAAGTAGTGAGAAGTGAAGGAATACAAGAAGCTGAAGAATTACTTGAAGCAGGAGAAAATGAAATGAGAGAACAAGTAGAGCAATCTCAACTTAGAGCTATACAAGAACAAGGTAAGAATG